GGCTTCGTGAGCGGCATCTCGCGCGTCGAGACGATGGGCTCGGACGGAAAGCCTCAGCGCGCCGTCACGATCAACGGCCAGGACTACGGCAAGCTTTGGCAAATGATGCAGATCCTGTATCTCCCTGGTTACGTCACCGGCGAGGACGTGCTATCCGCCTACAAGTTTTTTGAGCGCTACGGCGGATCGATGTCGATCATGCCGTCGTCGCAATTCGTCACAAACACTATTCAAGAGGTGATCAATCCGTTCCTCGCCGGATTCATGCCGACCAACTCGCCGTGCCCGACCACCATCGAGGCGACGCAGTACGTATCGGTCGGGCATGGCGTGTGCAGCATGCAGGGGTCGCAGAACCAAGAGGGAACCATCTACAGCATCCTCAAGACCTATGGCGACGTCGGCACCTGGAATGAGCTCTACACGGAAGACGATGAGGATGGCGTCCATGTCGTGTACCGCGCTATCCCGGCCATGGATCTCAATGGAGACCTGATCCAGTCGGACGCGCCATCTCCGCCGTACGTGGACATCAGCGACGTCGACGTCATCAGCATCAACGTGTCGCGGTCAGACTCCAACGTCGCCAACTACTACTGGGTCCGAGCGCCTCGCTTCGACATGGTCGATTCGCTCTATGAGCAGCAGTTCGCGCTCCAGGGCGCGGAATCAAACACCGTGCTGCTGACGCAATACCCGAACTGCACCGAGACCCTCTATGGCCTGCGCCCGATGAATACGGACACGCAGCAGGGCGGCGATGAGGTGCAGACGATGTCAAGCGGCCTACTCGCTGATGCGCAGGGCACGCGCAACACCCAGATGAGCAACTGGATCAACAATCGCCGCGCCATCATGGTCGCCATGAATCAGGACAACGTCCTATACGAATCCGGCTCCATGCGCGTTCGCGGAAACGAAAACATCAAGGCGGGCATGTACGCACGCCTGCATCGCGGAACGATGGTCTCCACCTATTACATCGTGAAGGTTGATCATGACTACCTGCCATTCCAGGGTGTCTTTTCGACGCTCACCGTCGAGCGCGGTACCGGATTTATCGAGCGCGTGCAGCGATCCGGCGGAGCCGACTCACCTTACCTGTCTGAATTGATGGAGACCCCAGACCTTGAGCAGTAAAGGCAGCTTGCGATGGGGCCGCGTGGCCGCCATCCATCCCGAGGACTATGCGCTTGACTTGGTCATGACCGACAACGGTGAGCAGATCAGCGGCGTTCAGGTGCTATCGCCGTGGGCGAGCACCAGCAGCGGCAAGGCGATGTTGATTGAGCCGTCAAAAGCCTCAAATGGAAATGCCTGGGATCTGACGCAGACGAAGCCAACGGATGTTCTTGCCGGTGTGGCGTATTTCGGAACCATGCCGGTCGTGATCGGATTCCGGTATCCGCAGATATGCCAGATGCTGTTCCGCGATCTGCAGCGCATGATCGATCGGCACCCTTCCGACTTCTACACGTCGATCGACTCCCAGGCGAATTTCGAGGCGTACCACCCGAGCGGAACCTACTTCCGCGTAGGCAGCTCGCCAGCACATGAGGACCTGACCGGCAAGGACGTAGATGGCAATTGGAAGATCGCCAAAAACACTGCCAGCGCGCCATGGGTGAACCTAACGGTAGCGAACGCGGGTAGCGTGGTAGCGAACATCCAGGTTGATCCGCAGGGAAACATCAACGTCCAGGCAAACGGCAACCTTACCGGCGACATCACCGGCAATGTATCCGCGACCATTGGCGGCTCCGTCACAGCTAACGTGACCGGGAACGTGGATGTCACATCACCAAAAACGACCATCCATGGACCTCTGCATGTGACGGGGCCGATCACCTCCGACGAGACCATTGCGGCCACTGGTGCAATTTCTACCCAGGCGACCGTCGCGGCTACCGGCGATATCACGTCCGGCAGCATCAGCGTGCTCAAGCACTTCCATACCGCGCAGGGCGCAAACGCACAGACAACGGTGGCGCAGGACTGACGACGCGCACCGCTTATGTCGTGACATGAAAATCACGGCATGAGCGTCTTGAGCACAATCGGCAAAGTCGTAGGCACGTTGGACGCCATCGCGTCCTTGGCGAGCCCCGGCGGCGCCGCGCTCGCAGCAAGTGACACATCTGTCACGCCGTCGACCCAAAAGGCAGATTACTGCCCGATCAGTTTCGTCCTTGACGATCAGACCACTGGCGAGCTTCCCGTCTCCATCACGCTGCGTGTTCGACCGGAAGACCTCACGTATTCCAACCCGTCGCGCCTGACCGTGCAGCAGACCCTTGGTGGCGCGTGGATGGACAATTTCCGGCAGGGCATCCCGTCGCTGAACATCAGCGGGCACACGGGCTGGCGCACCGGGCCGGATGGTCTCGACGGCGGCGACCGATTCCAGCAGCTTTTCGACCAGGTCTACACGCAGTGGCACCAGCGCCGCCAGAACGCTATCGCGTCCGGTGTTGATCCGAACCTTGTGCAGCTCATCTACAGCGACGCGCTGAACAACCTCTCCGTCGTAGTCGCGCCCAATGCATTCGTTCTGCGCCGCTCGCGTCAGCGCCCGCTGCTGTGCATGTATCAGATCGCCATGACGGTCACGAATACGGAGACCGACCCGAACGCGAACGACTCGGATACCGCGTCCGGTGGCTTCCTGGATGCGGCGGATACCCAGGCGGTCGGGCTAGACAGCTTCGGCCAGTCGATGACCGATCTAGCTGGCTACGCGGCGAATGCAGCCAATTTTGTGCCCGCCGTAATCGCTGGCGCCGTGGGAGGATTCCTCTCGATGAGCATGGGCGTGCTGGGCACGGTCATGGCCGCTGTCCAGGTGGGTAGCGCCGTTGTAGGGCAATTAGTAGCCATCGGTCAGATGGTGGCGAGCGCCGGCATCACCGCGTTCCAGATTCTTGCGGAAGCCACCTATGCGACCACTGCGGGACTCGCTTGCATCATGGATATCGCGGGCGTGTTCATGAACGTCTGGTGCCTACTGAACAACGCCATAAACCTGCAGTTGTCCGTTCCTGACTACTCCTCCGTATTCGGCGCGTCGAACTGCTCATCGACCAATGGCGGAAGCCCGGTCAGCGTGTTCGCCAACGCCAACCCATTCATGTCGGCTGCACCGACACCACCGACCGTTCCTATCGCGATATCGACGATGGCGCAGCAGGGTCTTGTGACGCTCTCCAACACTGATCCAGTGATGGCGCCTATGAGTCTCACAGATCTCAACACGACGATGACCAACGTCAACGCGGGAGTGGTCGTCTCGCAATGAGTACGCAGCCTAACGTCACCATGCAAAAGCCGCTCTACGGCTTTCGCGTCGTCAAGACACACAACGGTGACACGCTCCACACGATCGCGCTGCGCGAACTTGGTGATGCCAAGCTGTGGCAGAAACTGATCGATTACAACGGACTCGTCCCTCCGTACATCACGGACAACCCGGCCAATGCTGGACCTGGCGTCATCCTGACGGGCGGCTCGATCAAGGTGCCAGCACCGGCGCCTGTCACGACCTCCACCACCAACCCAGACGACCTGTTCCTGACCGACATCCAGCTCACTGCTGGACGCATTATCGCCAATTCTGGCGGCGACGTCGCGACTGTGACGGGTTACGCCAACTTGAATCAGGCACTTAGCAACCGGCTCAACACCCCGCGTGGTCGCTTGATGATGCACCCGAAATACGGGTCACTCCATCAGCGCATGAAGGGTGTGGCGAACGGCCCGACGCAAGGCGTCCTAACGGCCAACTACGCGCGCGGCGCAGTCAAGGCTGACCCGCGTGTCTCATCCATCGTTTCGGCCTCGGCACAGATCACTGGCGACGCCACCGAAATCTCGATCGTCGCGCAGCCCATCTCCGGCGGCCCGACGACCACCGTTACCGTCACGAGCAAATAAGCATGGCAGCTTTTCAGCTTAAAAATTTCGTCAGTATCGTCGCGTCCATGGTCAACTGGATGAAGTCGACGCAGACGGTCATCACCGACTTCACGGAAGGCTCGGTCGCACGCACGATCATCGAAGGTCCAGCCGGCGAGATTGAGGAGTTGTACCGCAAGTTTTTCGACGGGATCATGCAGGCGATCCCGGTGGCGACTTACAACTCATTCAACTTCAACGCGCTGCCGGCAGTCCCGGCCAGCGGCATAGTGACCGTCACGATAACCGCACAGACACAGTCGGTCCTCATCAGTGGCGGCACAACGATTACTACGCCAGGTAACGCCTCAAGCTATACCACTGAGGTAGACGTCACGATTGCCGTGGGCAGTACAACGGCAAGCGTCTTAGCAGTGGCGTCGGCCCCAGGTACCGCCGGCAACATCCAGGCGGGCGCTCAGTTCAGTATGTCGCCTCAGCCGCAGGGTTTTGTGAGCGGCACCAACCCCGGCAACTGGATCAATGGCACGGACGCGGAAACTCCGGCCGCGCAGCAACTCCGTTTCGCCACGTACGTGCAGACGCTGTCTCGTGCGACGGTTGTCGCCCTCCAGTACGGCTTGAGCACCGTCAACCTGACCGATACCTCCGGAAACATCATCGAGCAAGTCGGCTCATCGGTCATCGTCGAGCCGTACGAGACCGACAACACCCAGCCAATCGGGCTCGTAGAGTGCTACATCTTCAATGGTGTGGGCGGCACGTCTGCCGCACTCGTGCAGCAGGCTGAAACGGTTATCTACGGATACACCAATGCGTTCGGAACCAAGATCCCTGGGTGGAAGGCTGCCGGTGTGCACGTGAACGTGTATGCGTCGGTTGAGGTCCCACTCGACATCGGCGGAACACTGACCGCGCTGGCTGGTTACCAGTTGGTCGACCTGGTCGATGCAGCGAACCCGATCGCCTCAAATTACGTGATCAGCCTTGCGGCCGGCGCAGAGTTTGAAGTGTCCACGCTGATCGCGCTGGTCAAGGCCATTCCTGGTGTGGATGACTTCATCCCGGCAGACATTCCCGCGCCGACCGAGCCTACGCTAGGATCGACGCCAGGCGGAACACTCGCGGCAGGCACGTATTACGCGGTGACCACCTACACGACTACGGCCGGCGAGTCCCTGCCGTCTTCCTCGTCATCGCTCGCAGTGCTAGCCGACGAACTACTCACCATCGCTTCACCACCATCAATCGGTGGCGTCACCGGATGGAATGTCTACGCGGGCACGTCAGTTGCCGCCCTGGAACTCCAGAACGCCGAGCCTTACGCAATCGGCACGAACTACACCGAACCGGCCGGCGGCCTCCTGGCTGGCAATGCGCCACCGGCGATCTCGACTGCTCGTTTCCAGAACGTCACTCCCTTGAAGATGCAGAAATTGATGCCGGGCATCATCAACATCCTTGGGTCATCGGCGGCGACCATCTGACATGCGGCTGACTAAAAAGCTCCTCACGTTCCTCAATAGTGCGGTCTTTGACCTAGACCCAGCACAGTACCTGGCGCTGCGCGTCCAGTACAACGGATCGGACATGTCGTGGACCGTGCAGGACGGCGTCCTCACGACAACTCCAGTGGGTGGCACGGGCGTGGCGCTTACCCTTGCGCTGTCGCAGTTCACGATCGCACAGCTTGCGCTCTATATCGCCACGCAGCCGGGGTACTCGGTCGTGTATGTCGATCAGTCCGCCTATGCGGATCTCAGTGCGCTGGTGCTGCTTGATGCTACGGGCGACATCGCTGACTCCAATGGCGATCACCTGTACGGCTACACGAACGAAAACTGGTCCTACCTGGAGGCGAATGCAAACGAGCTAGAGCAGGTATCCGCGCAGGGCCAGAACGCAATCCAGCAGATGAGCACGACGACGGCCCAGGACATGTGGCTGGATGTGCTCGGTGCATATTTCGGCGTGCCTCGCCTGCAGGGCGAGCTAGATGCCAGCTACGGCCCGCGAATCATCGCGGAGGTACTTCGACCGCGCTCGAATAACATTGCGCTGGAGATGGCGATCACCGCCTACACCACGCAAAATACGAGCGTAACGGACGTCATCGAGTACGGACCGACGTTCCCGCTGTATAACGGCGCGATAACGCACAACAGCGAGTTTCATTACAACGCCGACCCCTCGCCGATCTATGGCCTGTTCGACGTAGAGTACGGCTACGACCTGATCAGCGGCGGCGACCCGACTGCGTTCGCGCAGACCGTGATCAGCATCATCGGCCGGTACCGCGCTGCCGGGACGCAGCTCCGCAATCTGATCCTTGTTAGCGGAAGCACCCTGCAGGATTCCCTGACGCTACCGGCCGATGGCGCGGCGCTGGAATTCTCCGTCGTAGGCACTTATGCCGACACGCTGACCCCACCGACCGATCCGTATTTCGATATTGTGACCGACATCTCTGCATTTACCGACGCGCTGAACGCGCCCACGGATGCGGAGACGATCACGATCACGTACAGCTACCAGTACAACGGTGTACGCCGGTACAACAGCACAGTCCACCACATGAGCGGCGAAGTGGTGACGGAAAACCTCTGACATCATCAGTCGTGACACCAAACTCCAGAAATAAATCTGGAGGTTTTCAGTGTCTAAATTCCGCGACCAATTCGAGCGCCTGCCCACTGGCTATTTTTACCTTGAGGTATTCCGCAAGGGATCGCTGATCGAGGTAGTGGATGAGAAAAACCTCATCGTGGTCGGATCTCAGAATACGCACGCCAACTTGCTTGGCGGCAACGTCATAAACCAAAGCGTCACCAAGATCGGATTTGGCATCAACCTGACACCGCCGGTATTCCCCAACACGGCTTTGACTACGCCTTACATCAAAGCGATCGACTCGGTCACATACCCTGGAAGTAACGAGGTGCAGTTCAATTTCTCCCTCGGCGTGGGCGGTGGTGACTCCGGCGCCTACGACCTAGCCATCGGCGAGTTCGGTCTGCTGACGGGCCTGTCCGTCCTGTACGCGCGCAAGACGCGCAGTGCGCCGCTCAATTTCAACTCTGATATTTCCTTTCAGGGTTCCTGGACAATTTCTTTCTAAGGTCGCGCCATGGCATACCAGCCCGAACAGCCGAATTACGATGTCGGCGTCTACCAGATCGAAACCACGGACCCAGTCGATGGTGGCGTTGGTTCGATCACGAACTCGCCACTGCTGAACCTAGCTGACCGTACTGCGTACCTCTACCAGCATGTCACCAACCTGGAGAACGGCACCACGCAGCCACCGGGTATGGCTACGCTCAACTCGCCTGACTTCACCGGCACGCCGACCACCCCGACACCCCCGGGTGGCGACAGCTCCACCAAGATCGCCAATACGATCTGGACTCAGGGCCTTCTCCACGGAGTGTCCACCATCAACTGCGCGGGCAGTGCGAACGTGGTGCTGACAGCCGCACAGGCAGGTGTGGGCGTATTGGAACTCACCGGCATCCTGACCGGAAACATCAGCGTCGTCGTGCCCAACTCGACTGGTATGTGGGTTGTGTCCAACCAGGCGACCGGCGCATTCACGATCACGGTAAAGACTGCATCCGGCACCGGTATTGTCGTCGCGCAGGGCCTGTCGAATGAACTTTGGTCGGACGGCATCAACGTCTACCCGAACCGTACCGACTTCACGGGCATCACGCTCAACGGCGCCACGGTCAACACCGCGCCAGCCGGCGACCAGTCGCTCAAGATCGCCAATACGAACTTTGCCTACAACCTGAAAAATGGCGTGGTGAACGTACCAGTAGGTGGTGCCGCAAACGTCGCGCTGACCGCCGCGCAGTACGGCTCCGGCATCCTTCTGCTTACCGGTGCTCTGACCGCCAGCATCGAGGTATTCGTCCCGGCGCAGGGCGGCACCTACGTGGTCGCCAACAACACGACAGGCGCGTTCAGCCTGACGATGGGCGTCAACGGCTCGGGCGGAAAGACTGCCCTCATCCCACAGGGGC